TCATGCGGTCAGCCCCAGGCTGGCCGACGGTCCGCGCCCGAAGCGCGCCGAGATCTGCGCCACCTTCACATTGTAGGCCCCCGACAGCCCATCCTCCGCCGGATCGTAGCTCCAGCCCGGCTCGGTGACCGTGGCCCGGCGGATCTCGGTGCCTGATTGCATGATGCGCACAAGGTAGCGTTCGTTTTCCTCGCCCAGCGGAACATCTTCAAGATCCCAGCTGTCACCGTCGATCCGCGTGCGGCGGACCCAGCTGATCGACACCGCCCCGCCCGATTGCGCCGCCCGCAGATGACACGGGGTATAGGGGCGCAGACCGATACCCCTGAACGATTCTTCGCGCTGGATATAGCTTGCGTCGTCATAGCCCCGGCTGGCCGGGCCGATGCGATAGTGGCGCTGGATGCGCAGCATGGCGGCGGGCAGGTCGATCTGTTCGGGCACGCCGTTCAACGCCACGACATAGGATCCCTCGGGCCAGATTTGCGGCATGATCCCGTCGGTTCCAAGCTGGCCGCGCAAGCGGTGCGACAGCGCCCATGTGTCTTCCCCGACAAGCGCCGCGTCGCGGTATTGCAACAGCTCCCAGTTGCCCGCCGTGCCGTCCCCGATCGCCAGAAGGTTGCCACCCGCCAGAAAACGGTCGTCGCTGACCGATTGCAGCGCGCCGGAAAACAGCCGGACACGAAGCGCCCCGGCCCGGTCGATGCGCCCCGCAGGCGCGCTGGCCAGCGCCGTTTCCGTTTGCCCCACGATGGACCGCCCGCCCAGCACGCTGTTGAGCACATAATCCTCGTCCGTCGCCGAGTCGTAGACAGCAACAGACCCCGGCCACGGATCGGAGGTCAGCGCCAGATAGGGCGCATGCGGCACCTCTTCGCCGGTGACAAGCGGAAGATCCATGAACAGCGGCGTGACCCGGACCGGCGCCACGAAACCGCGCAGGGTCGGCGATTGATCCGGGAAGGTGGACGGCTGGTAGACGTCCGGCTCGTGGTGCACCGCGTCGATCAGCTGAAGTGCGCCGATCTCGACCCTGTCGACCCTGGCCTGTAGCGTCCCCGACGCCGAGGGAAGCGACACGATGTCCCCGGCGGTGATCGGCATTTGCGACGGCGGCAAGGCAAAGCGCAGCGTATCACGCGCCACCCGCGATTCCGCCAGCCAGCGTTCCACGGTCTGGCGTCCTTCGCCGCGGGTCATCACCAGCGGCAGTTCGGTATCCGCGACCGCATGGGTGCGCTCATTCGGCAGGACCGTTTCTTCGCCGACAACCGCATGATCGCCGTCCGCCTCGACAAAGCGCAGCCGGACGCGGCCGGCCATTTCAGCCTCTGACGCACGGATCCGCACCAGATCGCCTTCCAGTTCGTCCGATATCGCCAGCCGGCTTGGATCGATCGGTGTGGCCTGCCGGTCGCGCCTCAGGATGAAATGCAGCGTTCCGTCCCGTTCGACCGCGTCGAACCCATGCGCCAGCATCAGCGGCTGGATCGCCCGGCGCGCGTCTCCGACCTCGTCCACGACATACCCGCGCACCCATCCGTGCAACGCGCTGACATCGTAGTCGGACAGCCCGACCGTTTCGCAAATTTCCGCGACGACAGAGGCAAGTGTGCGCTGCGAGGCCCGCCCGTTCAGCCAATGTCCGCGCCGGTAGTTGTCCCCGTCCGCCCAGAGGCTGTTCAGCCCCGGAAACCAAGGGTAGGGACGCGCATCCCAGGCCCAGACACAGGCGTGATCCATATCCAGCATCGGGCCGCCATAGGTGGACGACTCCGGGTTGTTGGCCGCATCGCCCCAGTACCCGTACAGCGCACGCAGGTACTGATGCTGCATCAGCTCGTCGCGCTGCCCGTTGGAATAATGCGGCAGATCGCTTTCCGAGCTTTTGGGATCAAGGAACTTGTTTGGCTGGTTCGCCCCCTTGTCAATGGCTGCACAACCCAGTTCGGTAAAGCGCACTGGCTTGGATTGCGGTGTCCAGCCGGTGGATGTGGCCTGACGCACCCCGCCGATCCGGTCATGGTGCGCGTGGGCCCACCAGTTGCGAATATCCTTGTAGCGATAGACCCACGGCTCGCCATGGGCGCCGTCGGAAATGGGCGACCGGATTTGCGCGGCGCGGTTCGCGTCGCTGGCGTAATACCAGTCGAATCCTTCTCCGCCTTCGATGTTGGACGCCAGATAGTCCTCGTTGTAGATCGCGCCCCAGCCCGCATCCGCATGATCCGTGCCGTCGCGCCAATCGGCGACAGGCATGTAATTGTCGATGCCGATGAAGTCGATGTCCGGATCGGCCCAAAGCGGGTCGAGGTGAAAGTACACATCGCCCGACCCATCCTGAGGATGATAGCCGAAATATTCCGTCCAGTCGGCGGCATAGCTGATCTTGACCTGGGGACCAAGCAGCGCGCGGCACTGGGCGGCCAGCGCCTTCAGCCGCGCCACAGCCGGAAACCCCATATCGTCACGGATTTGCGTCAGCGCACGCATTTCCGAGCCGATGCAAAAGGATTCGACCCCGCCCGCCGCGGCGCAAAGTGCGGCCTGATGCAGGACGAAGCGGCTATAGGACCATTCATCCGGGCCCGCGTAGCTGACTCCGCCGTCCGACATCGCGAAATCGGCAGCCGCCGCCGTCCCGAAAAAGGCCGCGACCTCGGCCGTCGCGGCAGAGGTGCCGTCCGGCGTGCCGGCCTGCCCCGGCGCGGCGCTAAGCGTGATGCGCCCGCGCCACGGCAGAACCGGTTGACCGGTCGCCCCCGTCCAGGGGTCGGGAAGACCATTGTCCGCAAGCTGATCCATCAGAACGAACGGGTAATACATCACGTCAAGGCCCTGCCCGGACATGCGCTGAATCGCCTGAATGACCGACTGGTCGCAAGGCGTGCCGCCGTAAACCGGCCTGCCGCCGGCTCTTGGCACGGGCTGCGCGGTCGAGCGATCCAGCCCCGATACCCGCCAGGGCATGGCATCGCTGTCGAATTCGGATTGTTCGACCTTGGGACGGATCTCGCAGTCGCCGCAGCGCAGATCGTTGCCGAACCAGCTGACCACAAGCGATACCGCCCCGCAACCGGGCACCTCTTCGACAAGCTGGTCGAGCGAGACATTGAAATCGGGTTCTTCGGCCGGCGAATTCACGTTCGCTATTCCGGCGCCATCGCGCGCATAGCTCATCGGTACCGCTTGGGTGGCAAGCGAATATTCTCCCGTGCCGGGGATCATCGCTATCCCGCGCACGCAATGGGGCACGTCCGCCAGACCGCGGGCTGTATCGGTCTGCGCCGGACGCGTGACCTCAAAGCTGAACTGAGGGATGCGGTTGCCGAACACCGCCAGGTCCACGTCCTCGATCACGACATAGGCCGTGCCGCGATAGGCCGGAACCGCGCCGGTACCTTCGATGACTTCCATATGGGGGTCGGGCAACTGATCGCGCGTTCCATGATAGACGCGCATGTTCAGATCCTTGATCGGGAACTCGGCTCCGTCCGCCCAGACGCGGTTGACACTGGTGATCTCGCCCTCGCAAAGCGCCAGCGCAAGACTCAGCGAATAGCTGTAGCTGGTCACCTTGGACGACGGCGTGGACGGCCCCCCCTTGCCACCGCCGCCGCCGACCTTTTCGGTGTGCGTGCTCTCGGTGAATTCGCTGGCCCAGATCACATGGCCGCCCAGCCGCACGCGCCCATAGACGCGCGCGATGGCCGCCCCTTCACCGGCGCCGCTGAGGTAAAAGCGGTCAGTGCGCCCGGTTTCAACGCTTTCCGATCCCTGCCCCATGAGCCGCTGATCCAGCGCGCGGCCAAAGCTTGCGCCGATGAACTGGCCCACAGCGGTCATCGACAGCCCCAGCACAGACCCGCCGAACGCGCTGCCGACCGCCGCGCCCACGGCCGAAAATACAATCGTCGCCATCAGTTCGTCTCCGTTGGAAGGGCAAAGCGCGCCACGATGCGGCGACGCCAGGGCAGGCTGAGCGCGCTTTCGATCACGCCGTGCCCGCTGTAGGCATGGACAAAGCTTGCGGCCTCGCCCGTGCGGGCCTGAAGCCCAAGGTGTTTCGCGACCGAACTGGCCCGCATCCGGAACAGCAGCACATCGCCCGGCGCCTCGTCGTTCAATGCCTTGCGCGTCATATGGCGCAACCCGGCGCGAAACAGCGCCTCGTCGCCCTGCGGTTCGGACCAGTCGCGGGTATACGGCGGGATGTCTTCCGGTTCCGGCCCAATGGCCTCGCGCCAGACGCCGCGCACAAGACCAAGGCAATCGCAGCCCGCGCCCCGGACCGAGCTTTGATGAACGTAGGGCGTGCCGATCCAGCCCCGCGCGGCGGTCACAAGGTCGATGCGTGTCATCTGCGGCTGCCTCCCCCAAGAGATTTCGCGCGCTGCGGATAGACGAGCATCCAGTCTTCCTCGGGGATGTCCGGGAAGCCCTGGAAATTCAACGCGTTGTCATATTTCTCCCGGCAGGTGGCAAAGCGTTTGTCGCATCCCGCCGTGATCCGCACGGTGTCGCCGGGTACGAGCGTGGCGCCCAGTCCCTGCCATAAGTCGAACGCCCGACCGGCCGACGTGATCCGGTCACGCTTGATCGCTCCACTCAGCCCCGCCGCCACGCCTGACAGCACCGTCAGGCTGCCACGCTGGAACCAGCCGGCCTCAAACGTGTCGAGTGGGGGCAAGGTGACCGCGCGGTTTTCATCGACCGCAATCACCGTTCCCTCGTGGACATACAGCGGATCGGACAGATCCACCCGGCACACACGATCCCCCAGAACCGCGGAACACGGCCCCTGGTACACGCGCCCCGTCGGGCGATTGAGCATCTCGGTCAGTCCACGCAGTTCGGCGTGGAACGCCCCGTTCACCCGGCGCATTTCGCCGATACTGCCCCGGAACAGGATGCGCCTTTGGCTGACATCCCGCCAGTTGACCAGCCACGACACCACCTCGGCCCCGTCAAAACGCCCGGCTTCGATGTCGGCTTCTGACAGGGAATCGTCGCGCAGCGCGCCCATTGCTTCGGTGTTGTCGACCGACAGGCCCGTCGCCTGGCTGAGCGCCTTGGCGCTCAGGCCGGTGTCGGCGCGAAAGGTCAGCCCGTCAAAGACCAGATCCGCATCATGATCGGTGAACCCATACCGCAGACCGTCCGTGCGAGCAACCGCCCAGCAGCGCGACACCGTCGTGATGCCGGTCGCAAGATGGTCGTGAAGCTCCTGCTTTCCCATCAGACCCTCACCTCGACAACCGGCACATCCGGCGCCTGACCGGCCTGGAACGTGGCGATACTGACATGGACGTGGTCGGTATCGAACCGCACCGGCACATCGAATTCGAACCCTGCGGTGATCTGCGCGCCGTTCGCGGGGGGCGTTGTCAGCGTGACCTCTCCGGTCGCGGCATTGACCCCGAAATCCGTGCCCTGCGTCAATGCGACACCCGCCACGGCAACCACGACCGTGCCCTCCACGGGTTTGGTGATCGGGCGCGTATAGCTGGCGCTGCCAGAAACATAGGCTTTCACAAGTTGAAAGCCGGTTGCCGTCCCATCCCCGGTGCCGATCGCTTGATCGGTCGCCGCCACCGTGGTCGAAGGTTTGCAGGATTTGAAATCCGCCCAGTCCTTCCAGCGAAAGCCATGCAGCTGACCGCTGCGCGCCTCGAAAAAGCCAAGCAGCTTTTCGATGTCATCCAGACGGCGCAGGCCCAACCCCGCATCATAGCGGCGGCGCGAATGCGCCCAGGGGCTGTTGCGTTCCTCGTGCCCGCTGGTCAGTTCCACCACATCGGTGCGCCGCTCCGGCCCGCCCAGCGCGCCAAAGCTCAGATCCGTGGGAAATCTTACCTCGTGAAAGCTCATGTTCCGTCCCTCACCTGTTGCGCGCGCCAGAGCCAAGGGCGCGGCTCATGCGGGCCGCGATCTGGGACTGGCTGCGCTGGAAACTCGCCGCATCCGGCGTCGAAATATTCATCACGACGCTGACCGGCTGGCTGCTGCCCTGGGTGCGTACACCCAGCTTGCCGTCAGCGCCCCTGCTCAGCGGCATGATGGCCTCGGGGCCCGCTTCGCCCAGCAGCCCGGTGCCGCCGCGCATGGCAAAGCTGACAGGGCCGTTCACCACGCCCCCGGTTGCAAACGGCGTGACGCGGCCTTGGGTAAGGGCCGCACCGTCCGCGAACAGCGACATGCCACCGAACAGACTGCCCAGCCCCCCCGCGACGATCCCGCCAAGCTGGTTTGTCACAGGGGTCACCGCCGCCTTGTAGGCCGCGTCGATCATCGACGTCGCCACCGTCTGCAACGCATCCGTCAGCTTCATCCCGTCCAGGATCACCCCGTCAAAGGCCCGGCTGAGCCCCTTGCTGAGCGAGCGTTCCAACGACGCCACGTTGCGCCCCGTTTCGGAAAAGGTACCGTGGATGCGCTTCATCTCGGCGTCGAAACCCGCCGCCATGGCCGTTGCGGACCCCAAGCTTGTCTCCAGCTCGGCAAGCTGGGTATCAAGATCGTCAGCCGTATCGAAATCGGTCATCGACCGTCTCCTTTCATGTCGTCGGGAAAGGCGCTCAGCAGCTCGTCCAGCCGCGAGCGCGCCATCGGCGCCGCCCCGCTGTCCTCGCCCAGCATCACCCGCAATTCGACCGGGGTGAGTTGCCAGAATTCATGCGGCTTCAGCCCAAGGCCGCGCACACCCGCACGCAGCAAGGTTCCCCAGTCAAATCGCTGCATCACTGTTCGTCCGGCAGCGTAAAGGCCCGTGCAAGCAGTTCCGCCGCCGCCCGTGCCGCGGCCATCGGGCCGCCGGCGATCTCGGCGTTCAGCAGATCCTTTGCACCGCCCGGCCAGCCGCCACCCCGCAGCCCCGCGACGATCAGCTTCAGCACGTCTCGGGTGGTGCACCGCCCCGTTTCAAAGCGGGTCACCAGATCGACCAGCGAATCCTCGCCCAGACCCGCTTCGAGTTCCGCAAGCGCCCCCAGCGTCAGCCGCATGAGGTGGCGCTCGCCGTCGATGGTCAGCGCCACCTCGCCTGCCCAGGGGTTTGCCATCACGGTGCCGCAGTAAAGCTCAGCGCCCCGGCCGAGGCCAGCGACATCTCGTAGGTGGCTTCGCCGTTGTGCGACCCCGCGTATTCGATCGACGTCACAAGGAACGCGCCCTCGACGGTGCCGAAATCGGGGATGATGACCTGAAAATCAGGCGTCACGCCGTCGAAAAAGATCTGCCGCGCGCGTTCATCCGTGGCCGTGTCCTTGAACACACCCGACCCCGAGATGTTGGCCGACCGCACGCCCGCGCCCCCCAAGAGTTCGCGCCAGCCGCCATCGCTTTCCAGCGAGGTCACATCGACGCTTTCCGCGTTGAAGCTGATGCGCGTCGCGCGCAGGCCAGCCATGGTCTGGAACGAGCCGGAACCGGTCACGTCCACCTTGATCAAAAGATCCTTGCCGTTCTGGGCACCCATCTGCCTTACTCCTTGGATTGAAGGGTCAGTCTTCCGCGACGCGCGCGCGGAAGGTCATGTCGATACGGCGTCGTCCGCCGCTTTGCCGCCGCGCCGTGGCGCGACGGAAATTCAGGCTCACCAACCGTCCCCGGCTCAGCGCCAGCCCCGCATCGACAAGTGCGTCTGACGCCGCCGCGGCAACGGTCTTGGCCATGTGAAAGCCCGCCGCATCGGTCACCACCGCGACGGTCAGGTCGTGCCAGGCGCCGTAGCCGGTACCGTCGGACGCATCGCGCACGGTTTCGGCCCCCAGCGTCAGATAAAGGCTTGGCAGCGGGCCTTGCGGCAGCGCGTCGTAGATGTCGTCGCCGACCAGCGCGGTCAGGGCCGCATTGCCGATCAGCTGGTCGTAAACCGCGCTTTGCAGTGCTGCGGAAATCGCATAGGTCATGCCGCCACCTCCTCGCGTGCGTCACAGTCCAGATACATCCCGCCGGGCTCGATTTCCGTCACGGCGAGGATCTCGAAAATCCGCGCGCCCATGACGAACCTCTGCCCCGCTACGGGGCGGTTGCCAGCCCCCTGGGGCGCGCCGCGCACCGTGATGCGAAAGGTGCCAAGCGACACGGCTCCGGCGAACCCTTGCGTCTGGCGACCGCTTCGCGGCGTGACCTCGGCCCACAGCGTGCCCAGCGTAACCCAGGTCTCGCTCCGCCCGCCCGCGCCGTCGGGGCCGCCCTGACGCTCTTGCAGCGCCAGTTCCCGGTTCAGGACAGGAACGCTCATGCCCCGAACCCCATGCGCATCGGACGGTAACGCGCGATCAGCGAGGTAACGCCAAAGGGCATGCACCCCTGGCTTAGCGATGTCTCGTCCCGGTATTCGTAGTAATGCGCCGCCAGCAGCAGGACCGCCTGCGCCAGATCGGCGGGAATGTCCTCGAACGCCGCCCCATAGCCGGCGGTAAAGCGGATCTCGGCCGCCCCGCCCTCGGGGACGCAAGGCAGCACGGACGCCTGCGGGCGCAGCCTTGGCGCCATGCCGTCAGCTTCCAGCCGGTAGGCGCCAGTGTCGCTGACCGTCGCCGCCCCGAAGCGGTCGACGATGGCAAGCTGGCTTACCGCGCTGACCGGCGCGATGGGGAAAACCGCCGCCTGAGGGTCACGCCACTGGCTCAGCGTCCAGACAAAGCCACGTGCTATCAACGCCTTGCCGGTTCGCGCCTCAATCGCGGCCATGGCGGCGCGAAGGAAGGAGCCGAGCACCGCGTCCTGAACATCATCCTCGGCAAACCCGCTGCCCAGCCGCAGGTGGCGCTTCAAAGCCTCCACCGGAAGGGCCGCATCGGGCACCTGGGTTTCTTCGATCAACATCATTCTCTTTCTCCGCTATCCTCGTCCGGGCCAAAGGGTCCGGAGGCCAGGTTGGGCGCGCGCCGCTCACGTTGCTCGGACGGAGGGGAGCAGCTGGACAACGCGACCGCCGCGACGCGCGCCCCACAGGGGCAGGTCACCCTGCCCCCATGTCCGCTTCAGGTTCAGGCCGTGGCGCAGCGCAGCAGCTTGATCGCCGCGAAGTCGCTCACGTCGCCGCCCACGCGCTTGGTGGCATAAAACAGGACGTGCGGCTTGGCGCTGAACGGGTCGCGCAGAACGCGCAGGTCCGGACGCTCGGCGATGGTGTAGCCGGCCGAGAAGTCGCCAAAGGCGATGGCATCGGCGCCGGTGCCGACCTCGGGCATGTCCTCGCAGACCAGCACGGGGTAGCCGAGCAGTCGCGCGGGCTGCGCGGCGGCCAGACCGTCGGACCACAGGTGACGGCCATCCGCATCCTTGAGCTTGCGCAGCGCGCCAGCGGTCTTCGAGTTCATCACAAACGACGCCTTGGCGCGGTATTCGGCACCCAGCGCATAGACCAGATCAATGATCGGATCGCCGCCGCCGATGTCGCCATCCACGCCCGATGGCACATAGCCGATGTTGCCCCAGGCCCAGACCTCGTTGTCGACCGCCGGATGCGACAGGATGCCCATGGGCTTGTCGACACCGTCACCGTTGATGAACGCGGACGCCTCGGCACGGCTGAACTTGTCCGCAACGCGGCCCGCAAGCCAGGTCTCGATGTCGAACGCGCTGTCATCCAGCAAACGCTGGCTGGCCTTGGGCATCGCCGACAACTCGTGCAGCTTGATCGAGATGCGGTCGATGGTCGGCGTTCCGGTTTCCGAAGATCCCGCGATCTCGTCCGCCCAGCCGGCCCCCGTTTCGCCCTGGTCGATCAGCACGTCATACGATGTCGCCTCGACCGTCACGACCGACGCGATGGCGCGGATCGACGCGGTGCTGTCAAGCACCGATTTCACGGTATCCGAGGTCACGGGATCGACAAGATAGCCGCCGTCGCCCGCCACGGTGGTGGACATGCCCTTGCCTTCCAGGGCAAGGCCGCGCAGCCCGTCATCGTCGCCGGTGCGCAGATAGGCGTCGAACGCCTTCTGGTGGGGGGCATCGTGCTCAGCCGAAGTGGCCAGCGCAGGGCGCGCGCGAGAGGTCGTCATTTTTGCGTCAAGCATGGTCAGTCGCTCTTCCTGTTTATGAAGCTTCACCTGAAAGTCGGCCTGCAAGGCCTTGATATCCCCGACAAGCCCCGACATTGCGGCGCTCACCCGGGCGACCGGGGTCAGATCTTCCCCGGTCCGAGAAACAGTCTCGGAGTTGCTCATAGTCTCGATCCCGTTCGTGTTAGACGCGCGTCAAACGCCCGCCAGGTCCAGGCGCGCGCCCTCGAGCGCCTGCGCCAGCTCACGCATGATGGCATCCTCGGGGGTCTCGCCCTTGGCCGCCACACGCGCACTGGGAAGCATCGGGAAGGTCACAAGCGACACCTCCCAAAGTTCCAGTTCCTTAAGAAGCCTGCGCCCCTTGTCATCCTTCGCCGCCCTGACGGTGCGATAGCCGATCGACAGACCGTCGATGGCACCGGCAGCGATCAGCGCGGCGGCCTCGCGGCCCTTTTCAACGCTGTCCAGCAAACGGCCGCGCACATACAGGCCCTTGCCGTCCTCGCGCACCTCGTCCCAGATGCCGATCGGCTGGGCGGGGTCGTGCTGCCACAGCATCTTGACCGCGCGCCCCTCGCCCGCCAGCCGCTTGAGCGACCCGGCATAGGCGCCGGGCGCGACCACGTCGCCGCCCTGGTCGCAGGCCCCGAACAGCGAGGCATAGCCTTCGATCTTCGCGCCCTCTACGACGACCTCCGCATCAAAGCGGCAAAACTTGTGTTCCAGGTCCATTCCCGTTCCTTTCCGAAATCCGCTCATCGGGCGACCGACATCAACTCGACAAATGCCTGTGACAATGTCACCGCCGCCACTCCGTAGACCGCAAGCCAGAGCCTGCGTTCGACCCGCTCCAGCATCAGTTCCAGCCGGTCGATGCGCGCGTTCAACGCCTCGGTCTGCAACAGGCTGACCCGTTCATGCGCTTCCAGCTTCAGCGCCGGCGCGCAGGCAAAGGGTTCGAATTCGATACGCCGGTCACTCACCGTCATCCTCCTTGGGAATATCCGGCAGACCAAGCATCCGGCGCTTTTCCGCGGCGGTGAGGAAATCCGCCTGCGCCACGCGCGCCCATTGCGCGTCACGCTCGCTGGCCAGCGCCGGCACCTGGTCAAGGTCGGGCTTCAGCTCGACATGCTCTCCCAGATGCGTCGACAGCCAGCGCCCCACCGCCGCCGTCACGCGCGTCGCCAGCGGCAACACGGTGAGCCGGTAGAAGGCGCGATGCGCCTCCTGATAATTCGCAAAAGTCGCCTCGCCGGGAATACCCAGCAGCATCGGCGGCACCCCGAAGGCCACCGCGATTTCCCGCGCGGCGGATTCCTTGGTCTTCTGAAATTCCATGTCCGAGGGCGAAAAGCCCATCGGTTTCCAGTCCAGCCCGCCTTCCAGCAGCATCGGACGGCCCGCATTGCGCGCGCCCTGGTGCAGGCTTTCCATCTCGTCGCGCAGCCGCTCGAACTGCTCGGTCGACATGGTGCCCTGACCGTCGGCGCCGTTCCATACGATGGCGCCGGACGGGCGCGCCGCGTTGTCCAGCAGCCCCTTGGACCAGCGGCTGGCGCTGTTGTGCACATCCACCGCCTGCGCCGCGGCCTGAAACGGCGACAGCCCGTAGTGATCGTCCTGCGGATGAAACGCCCGCACATGGCATACCGGCGGCACCGGCCCCGAGGCATCGAAACGATGGCGGCGACCGTCGACCATGTAGTCATAAGCCACCGGCCAGCCATCGGCGCCAGGGATCACCCGCATCCGGTCCGACCGCAGCACATGCAGTTCGACCGGAAGACCCGCCTCGGCGCAGACCGCCTCGATATAGGCGTCGCCCGACAGCAGCAGATGTCCGTAAAGCGCTTCGAACAGCTCGGCCTTGCCCTGCGCCGCGTTGGGCGCGGTGACCAGAGACAGCAGCGGATGCTGTGCATATCGCTCGCAATCGTCCTGCAACACCAGCGGCAGCGCCGCTGCGGCTTCGGCGATCAGCTTGACCGCGCGAAACCCCACCGGGTTGCCCGAAAACCCCTGACGCGTCAGCGAGCCAGAGTCGCGCGGCGTCCAGGCCACCCGGCCCGCCGTCGCATAGGCCACCAAAGGCCCGGTGGCCGACGCCTTGGCCTCGGGCGCCGTCGCGGACGCGGCGTCTTCGTTGCGGTTGCCTCGCAGAAAATCGAATACCATCGGCTGGCGCTCCTTGCTTCGTTCCCCGGACCGCCCCGGGTCCGCATCGCGTTCGTTCGAGACACACACTATGAATTGGAAGTTAATTCGCTCTGGCGGCACCGCGCGCCGGGCGCGCAACGCCCAGCCCATGCACGCGAAAGGCAGCTATGCAGCCAAAGCCCTAGCTCGTTGCGAATCCGCCCGGTAGGCTTTCGGGATACGACGGGATACCGCCCCGCCCCGAGCACAGCCCGAGAACATCGATGAAGACCGACACCCCGACCCTGCGCCCCCTGTTGTCCGACGACGCCGACACCGTGGCCGACATCTTTCGCGATGCGGTGCTGAACGGCACGACCGCCCATTACAGCGAAGCCGAACGCATCGCCTGGGTCGGACCAAAGCCCGACCCGGAACGCTGGCGCGACCGCGTGGGCGAATCGGTGGGCCTGATGGCAGAGGTCAGCGGGGACGCGGTGGGGTACATGACCCTGCAGGCACCGGGTCATATCGACCTGGCCTTCGTGCGGCCCGCTTTCGCGGGGCACGGCATCGGGGCAGAGCTGCTAGAGGCGTTGACGCGCATCGCCCGTGCAGGCGGCGCACGGGCGATGACATCCAGTGTCAGCCGCGCCGCGCGCCCGTTTTTCGAACGTCACGGTTTCAAGGTCATCGCAGAAGTCAGCATCGTCCGCCGCGGCGTGGCCCTTGCGAATTTCGACATGCGCAAGGACTTGTAGGCCCGGACGTTTCCGCCCGGACCCATGGTGTCACGCTCAGATGATCCGCATGCCGGGCCGCCGGTGCCCCGCCTGTGAATCGACCACCAGTTCGGTCAGCGCCCAGACCAGCGCATCGACGCGGTCGGGCGATCCCTGCCCCTCGAACCCCGCGCCGGTCATCAGGCCCATCTGTTCCTCGAGCTCGACAAACGCCCCCGCATGACCGATCCGGCCCTGCTCGTAAAGCGCGGCCACCGGCTCGGCCCGCGCGGATTTGCCCCGCGTGGCATGAACCTTGCGCAAAGCGATCTGCGGCGCGACCTGCCGCAGCACCGATTCCACCATGGCCCCGCCCTGGTTGACCTCGGCGACCACCCGGTCCGCCTGCCAGCGATCAAACGCATCCGCCGCCGCCTGCGCCCAGCCGGTGGGGGAGGTGCCCTGCACCGTTGCATCCTCCAGCACCCAGGCCCGCCATGATTGCGGCGGCCCGTCGCAGACCACGCCCGCGACGACGATACCGCAGGCATCCGCCGCCTTGCCCTCGCCCGCGGGCGGATCAACCGCCACGACGATACGATCGAATTCCTTGGGCACCTTCAGCGTCTGCGCCCTCTCCAGCACCTCATGCGTCCACAGCGCGCCATCCACGTCCGTGACAAGGATGCCGTCCAGTTCCTGTTTGGCCAGCCGCGAATTGCCGTAGCGCGCGCGCACTTCTTCCAGAAAACTGTCGGCAAGGTTGGCCCGGTTCGCTTCGGTCCTGGCGCGTGTCACCACCGTCGACGGCAATTCCAACAATTCCTTCAGAATGCCGATATTGCGCGGAGTCGTCGTGACGCAAACCTGCGGATGCGCGCCAAGGCGCAGCGCAAATTGCAGCATGTCCCAGGTGTCGCGTGCCTTTTTCCATTTAGCCAGCTCGTCCACCCAGGCCGCATCGAATTGCGGCCCGCGCAGCCCTTCGGGGTCATGCGCGGAAAACACCATCGCCTCTGCCCCGTTCGGCCAGACAAGGCAGCGCCGCGTGGCCTGCCACTCGGGGCGCCGATCGGGCGGCGAGCAATTCATGATGCCCGATTCCCCAAAGATCATCACCTCGCGCACCTGATCCATGGTCTCGCCGATCAGCGCGACCCGCTTGCACCGCCCCGGCGACAGCGGAAGCGCGCCCTCGACGCACGACCGTACCCATTCGGCCCCGGCGCGGGTTTTCCCCGCGCCGCGACCACCCATGATGACCCAGGACCGCCAGTCACCCGCCGGGGGCAACTGGTGTTCCATCGCCCAGAACTCGAACAGAAAGGGGAGCGCAAGGCACTCCCCCTCCGTCATCTCATTCAGGAATTGTTCCCGCACCGCAGCACCGGCGGAGGCGAGCCATGCGGCACCCGATCTCATCGCGGGCGCGTTCAAGATCAAGGGCCCAGTCTCCGGCAAGCCCTTTCTGCTTTCGTCTGACATTGGCGATCTGCGCCTCCGTTTCATGGGACGCGCGCATCCAGTAGCGCACGTCGCTCATCAATTTGCCCGTCTCCGTCTTCGATGTGGCTTCCCCCTCCTCGATCTGCGCCTTGAGGCGTCTGATTTCCTCGCCAAGCTCCTTGAGAACTTCGACGATATGCTCGCGCTCGTCTTCGAGCCGCGTCATGTCTTCTTCGAGGTGGATGAGGATCAT